TATTTATATGATAATATGCGAACTATGACTCATTATGTTTATAAATTAGAGAATCCGAATACATTTGAGTTTTATATCGGAGTACGGACTTGTAATGGAAATGCGGTTGATGATACTGAGTATATGGGGTCTATGGCAACTTGGAATCCAGATAAATCTAAGTTAGTAAAAACCATATTAGATGATACATTTAGTACACGATATGATGCAAATTTAAAAGAGATTGAATTACTACAAGAATATATAGATAATCCACTCAATCGTAACTACCATATACCAAGTGTCGGGTTCTGCTGTTTAGGTTTGCCAAAATCGGAAGAACATAGAGAGAATCTAAGTAAATCTCGTAAGTTATTATTTCAGTTAAATCCTACATTGATAGAAGAAAATCGAATAATACAAAAAAAGAGATGGGAATCAGATGAAGTTCGAAATGAGCAACGCAAACGTATGACTTTAATTAACTCTACCGATGAATATCGTGAAAAGCAAAGAAATTCTGCAAAAGATAAGTGTAAACCAGTATTACAATTTAGTAAATCGGGAGAGTTTATAGCAGAATATGAAAGTATACACTCAGCAGGTAGAACGTTGAATGTAGATAAGACATGTATATCCCGTAATTGTAATAATAGATATAAATCAGCGTTTGGTTATGTTTGGAAATACAAGAGTTAGATTGATTTTTTTATTTTTGTATATTTATATTAAATCATTAAGTTATAACTAATATTATTATGAGCCAAGAACCAGAACAATCAGTTACAAGAGGGTTAGGAGCAACTCCAACTCAAACTCAAAAAAATTACCCATTCCAAACAGAAGTTATCAGTTTACCATCGGCAGGATTAGTATATCCAGAATCAAGTCCATTAGCAAGTGGTGAAATTACAATTAAGTTGATGACCGCAAAGGAAGAAGATATCCTAACATCGACGAATCTTATCAGAAAAGGTATAGTATTGGATAAACTATTAGAATCAATTATAGTTGATAGTAAAATCAATATCAATGATATCGTAATTGGTGATAAAAACGCAATTCTAATTTCATCAAGGATATTGGCATTCGGTCCTGAGTATAAGGTAACGGTAACAGACCCAACCGAAAACGAACAAGTTGATGTAACGGTTGATATTTCCAAATTGAACGTCAAAGAGATTGATACTACGAGATTGAATCGTAATAATGAATATGATTTCGTATTACCAAAAACAAATGTTCCTATTAAGTTTAAGATAATGACGCATGGTGATGAATTAGCAGTATCGAAAGATGTAGAAGCTAGTGAAAAGATATCTAAACAAGGAAATGAGATACAAGCAAGATACAGACGTTTGATTATTGAAGTTAATGGTAATAGAGAATTGGGTTACATCAGTAATTTTATATCAAATCAACTATTGGCAGCAGATTCTAAATCACTTAGGAAGTATATTTCAGAATTAACACCCGATATTGATTTAATGTTTGATTACACATCACCATTTACCGGCGAAGTGGAGGCGCTGAGAGTACCCATAGGGGTTGACTTTTTTTACCCTGCCGAGTAACTACGGGTCTTTTTTACATAAAAAAATATTTAGTATGATATACTCATCTAACGGTGGGTTTAACTGGTCTGACGTATATTATATGCCTACTAAATTACGAGAGTTTTATTGGAATGAGTTATTAACTGCAAAAGATGCGGAAAGACAGAGTTATGAGAAAGTAACCAATAAGAGTAAAACTCCAGCACCATCAATGGCGAAAAGAAGATAAACCAAACTTTCTTATATTTATATAAAATATAAAAGATATTATCATGCCAAAATTATTATTAGAAAGAAGCTCTTTTCAGAAATTGTTGGATTTGTTTTTCAAAGCAAAATCAGAAGATAAAGCAGATGAGTTTGTAGACAAATTAACGTATACTGATCCAGAATTGGGGAAAGCATTCGATACACTTCATAAATCACTAATAAAAAGTGCATTACTTACTAAAGCTGCATTAGAAAAACAAGGACTTGATACGAAGGGAATTGATGCGAATTTGCAACATCTATATAACTTATAACTAATCGATGGCTAGGCAAACTGTAGACCAATTAAAACAAAGAAGTGATACGTTAAAAGCGCAATCCCAAATAACTGATGCAGAGCGGATAACAATCGAACGTATTGATAAACTCATTACTGCTCGTCTTAAAGCTGAGCAGCAGATTTCTAAAGAAATTGAAAATCAATCGAATAGCGCAAAGGATTATGAATCCGCTTTAACCAGTATTGAAAAATCATTAGGTAAGGGCAATAAGTTATATAAAGAATCTGCCATATTGATGGAAAGTAATTTTGAGGCTACCAAAGGCATTGCTCAACAATTAAAAACATCAACTACAATATCCGACAGACAGAAAAAATCAATATTAGCTATAAATAAGGGATACAAAGGAACAACTACTTCTTTGGCAGGCGCATTTGCGCAATTAGTTAAAAACAAAAATGCAAATGTTGATATTAAAGCGTTAGTTGATAAGCAAATAGCATCGCATACTAAAGTAATAGCATCCATTACCAAACAGGATGCGGCATCTCAATCACTAAAACAACAATTAGAAGCTCAGTTAGAAACCTTAAAAGCTATGGGTGATGCAGGCGAAAAAGCGGCAGAAAACATAAAACATATGGGGGAAGCAAGCGAAATGTTTGCAAGTACCGGTATGGGAAAAGGTATAGATAAATTATTGGCATTTAGTAAGGGTGTTGGTATAACTGGAAAAAATGGACCTGGTAGTATTGCAGATATTACAAAAGGAATCGCAGGTAAAGCAGCGGGGGGTGCTCTTGGTGGTGAAGCCGCTGGTGGTGGATTGGGTGGTATGTTAAGTGGTGTTGGTAAATATTTGGGCCCGATTGGAATAGCAGCAGGAGCAATTTATGCAGCAGCTGAGTTTTTCGATAGTGGTGGTGCAGCAAAGATGGCAATTTCGATGGCAGCCATGACCGGTGGAGATGTAACAACGGCGGGAAAAGAACTCTTTAAGCAAACCAAGCAGTATAGGGAAATGATTGCCGATTATAACTATGTAGAACCACTACGTGAACAACAGGCACGAGAAATGGATATGCTAAACTATAAGATTGGTTTAGATAAAGATGCATTTCATTTTGAACAAGGATTGGTTAAGGATTCAATCCAATTTGAAATGGATTTACGAAGTAATGCAATCAATGCCGAAACTGCTCAACGTAAAACATTATATATGACAAGTATGGCCGATGCGAAGAGCGCAATCGGTGTATCTGAAGTAGTTCTTAATGCAATGGGGTCATCTACTCAGGCAATATTAGATACCGTAAAGAATGTAGGAACAACTATGGGTGTGGCTCTAAAAGACCAAATCCAATTAACAACTGCGGCAGCCGGTATGGCAGCAGTATATGGTTCTTCTGCAGATGATGTATTAAAATTAAGTAATACATTCCGTTTGATGGGTAAAACATCAGCAACATCTGGAGCAGGTATGGTAGCCGGATTGGCAGATTTTGCTAAAAAGAATGGAATGTCACCTGCTCAGTTATATAAGGTAATGGCAGATTCTCAAGAAGAGATATTGAATTATTCAAATCTAACCGGAGATGCGTATGCCAGACAGGCGGTTCAACTTTCCAATATGAATACATCGATGTCTGATATGTTAAAGGCATCTAACTCAATGGTTCTTAATTATAAGGATAGTATCAAAGCCGAAATGAACTTATCGGCAATGCTTGGTAAGAATGTAAATCTATCAGAAGTTAGAGCCAGATTAATGGCAGGTGATGAAGCAGGTGGTGCTAGGGCATTAAAATCATCATTGGGAGGAATGGATATCGGTAAGATGAATGCATTCCAAAAGCAAGCACTTAGCCAGGCAACTGGAATGGGTATAGATAAACTAATGTCGTTAACGCAATCTACAGGTGGTGGAAACGTTGAAGGAACGTTGCAAGAAAAGAATGCAGTTAAAACTGGGCAAGATATAGCAAAAGGAGCATACGATACTGATATAGCTAATAAAAAGACATTATTAGATTTTGAACAGAGTAAGAGAGCCGCAATGCTACTGGAAGAACAAATGTTCAGATTGAAGGGTATTCAAAATGAATGGAAATACCAACAAGAATTAGCAAAGGCAAAAACTGAGCAAGATATTGCAATGGCTAATCGAAATATGGTGAAAGAGCAAATGTCTGGTCAATTGATGTCAGTATTAGGTGTAGTGGGTAGTGGGTTAAATATGCGACAAGAAGGTGAATCTGATTCAACATTCAATAATAGAGTAGGTGGTAACCTTGCCAATTCATATGCTAATGGAACTATGACTGATGATGATTTTAAAAAGTTGGTATTAGCTCAAGCTTCTGTAAAAGCCGGTAGTGCAGTTGATATGAACAAACTTGGGTTGAGTGATTCATTTATGAAACAGATGGCAAAAGACAAAGCAGACCAACAAGCGGCATCCGATGCAGCAGCTAAAAAGAAAGCCGATTACGATAAGTTAAATGCCGGATTATCTCCCGAATTAATAAAAGCATATCAGAATTATACACCAGGCCAAACTGATCCAAACTACGGAACTACGGGCCGTAGTTCTTTATCAGGTGCAGATAAAGCGGCAGGAGCAACCGATGCAGCAGCCAAAGCATATTTGGCACAGGCACAAGCAATTGGTATAGTTCCAGATAAACAACAAACTGATGTAAATAATCAGAATATTGCAAAGACAGCAGAGGGTATTGATAAAATGACGGCAAACCTTAACCCAGATGGTACAACTAAAGCAAAAGCAATTGAAAATGACCCACAAACTACAATTTTAGGAGACCAATTAAATCTGATGATAATTATGGCAGGATTTTTAGAGGCAATAGAACAGCATACTTCAAACGCACTTGATTTCACAGATGTAAAAATAGATGGTACAAGTTTAAATAAAAAATTGCTTGCAGTAGCACATAAATCGTATGGAGTGGCAACATCAAAACCATAATTTCGAATACCCGATATTTATAATAAAAGTATAAAGCTATACTATGGCAACTATTAAAGACCTATTTAAGCAAAAAGAAAACGATTTATACGGAACTACCGATATGATTCGTATAGAAACACATGGTTTAGTTAATATACCACGTGGTGCAGCTCTATTAGCATCTTCGCCAGATACTATTGGTGATTTAATAGGTACACAAGTTGTAGGAATAATAAAGGGTACTGCTAATAGGCCATCCGATACGATTTTTAGAAATGATGGATTCTTTGCTAAACCAATTTCATTAGGACAAACTCAAGTTGGATTACAAAGGGCAGCGGATGATATTGGTTCTGCATTTGTAAAAGAACACCCAGCACCAGCATCGTTAATAGCAAAAATAAAACAAGGTGGTTCTTCTCCAGCTGGAGTTGCCACTAATGTAGCAATTAGTACACTAAATAAGTTTGGTAGTAAAAAAGGACATAGTAGGACTGGTGGAAGTTTATTAGGACAATCATTGGGAATTGGACTGCAGGATAAACAAGATGCATATGGTGTAAAATATGGGCGTAGTGGTATTGGAAACAAACCAAACCCAACTGATAAAAAGTTTAGTGATTATAGGGAGGTATGGGCTATTAACTCATCTGAAAAACCAAGATATACTGATGATGGCTATAGTGATAAAACTCTTTCAAAAAGAAATAAAGATGGAAATTGGGATAATGCAAATAATGAAATCAACAAAACCACAGACTTAAAAAAATGGAAAGAGCAACATAGTGGTACGGATTTAAACGATAAGTACAAACTTGCAAACCAAATAATGGTAACATTCCAAAAATACGGAAATACAGCAGTTGTACCATTTGTAGGAACGATAAGTGGAATTAGTGAAGATATTACACCAGAATGGTCTGATTTAAAATATATAGGTTCTCCGTTTAAGGTACATAGGTATGGTGGTGTAAGTCGTAGTTTGAAGTTTGAATTGAAATTATACTATACTAATTCAGTTGAAAGAGAAGCTATGATTAAAAAGATAAATTATCTTAAATCATTGGCATTCCCATATGATAATATATCTACTATAAAAGTAGGAGAATCGGCATCGCAATATGCATTCGCACCTAATTTAGTATATTTGACAATTGGTGATTTATATAAAAATATGTTTGGGTTTATTGATACCTTATCATTTAGTATAGATGATAATACCGCGTGGTCTAATTTCAATGTAAACGCAGATGATAGTACATCTAATATGCTATACCCATCTGTAATAACGGTATCTACTGGATTAAAAATAATAGAAAATCATGGTACGAATACTACTACCGGTATAACGCAATATAAATATGATTTTGATGGATTGAATCCGTCTGAATATTATACAATAGCAGATGGAGACGATAAATCTCAAAAAATAAAATCATTGGTAGCAGTTAGCTCAGAAGTTACATCAAATCTACCAAATTCGGCAAACCAATTACAAGTTAGTAAACCTGCCAGCACACCGGCATACACAACTTCACCGGAAGGATTTAATAGTGATAGCAAATACCTATCAGTCGGAAACAGAACGTTTAAATAGTGATAGTACATACTCATCAGTCAGAAAATAAGAATAATATTATAAAATGGCAGGAAGATACGCATATAGTAGAAGTTTACAAACATCAGATACTAAACGTAATTATTTAGAATCTACCATATATCCAAAAGTAAAATCAAACGATAATGATATGTATATTATTTCGGAGGAAGGTGATAGATTGGATATATTGGCAAGTAAATATTACGGAGATACATCATTGTGGTGGATTATTGCGGTTGCAAATAACTTAAACGATGCATCTTTCTATCCAGAAGCGGGATTGCAATTACGCATTCCATCCAATATGTCAGCAATATTGAATGATTTCCAAAAAATAAATAAATAAAGTTATGTCAAGTGGATTACCATTTCTAGCACCATTGAAAGATTGGGTTAAAACCAAATTAGAAACACGTGAAAAAAATACTCAATTATCATCACGTTTATCTCCGTTTATAATATTAAGTTCGGCAGCAGTTGTATTAAACGATACTCCAAAAGGAGATGGTAAATCAGATGGTGCGGATTACAATGGTGTAAAAGAGGCAATAAAATCTCTTGTTAAAGATGGGAAGTATAGTGGTGTAAAGTATTATGGATGCATTGTTGCAAATACTACTGATACCAACAAACTATATCAAACTGCCAACACAATAGTTGGATATGATTTAAATGGAAAAGCCATTACAGTGGATGGTGAAACTAACAGAAGAGTATCTGTTCCGATTATAACAAGTTTAGAAATAGATACGCAAGGTGGAAACAATACCGTAAAAACTGCAAGATTGGATATTATGGTATTTACATTGAAGCAATTGGAAATGCTTGAATTATTCTTTTTACGTCCTGGTATGAATGTTGTTTTGGAATATGGTAATAACGCAGATATAACTACACATACTAATGAAATAAATAGTCGTTTGTTTGCAAATAAAAACTATGAAAACTATAAAACGGCATATACTAATTTGTTTACACATGGTGCGGATTTAACAATAGATAACCCATACAAAAACGCAAAAGAATCATATTTAAAAACATTAAAACAAACCGATGGTAATTATGATTTTATGGCAGGCAAGGTCGCAAACTTTAGATTATCACCAGATGCAAGTGGTGCATATAAAGTTAACTTAGAAATATCAGCCGGAAACGAATTACAATTATGGATGCCACTTCGTCAATCTGAAGATAAATCAACGGTTGATAGAAAATCCAAAAAAGATACACCATTAGCTACATATGGTTCTTGGGTTAGTAAAATTGCATCGGATTTTGGATTACCTGTACTTTTCAAAGAACTGCCAGAATCAAAGTGGAAAAACGAGTTTTTTAATTGGGGTATTGTAGTTGGTAAGGATGCAAAAGGACCAACGTTTTCCAAAGAACCATATATCTCAATGAGATTGATTATAGAGTTGATAAATCACTTTCAGGTATTTAAAACGAATAATCATTTAATAACCGTACCATATTATACCAACAAAGATAAAAAAGAATCATTCATACCTATAAGTTCTAATAAATATATAATGTCATCGTCCGATGATATAATATTTCCTGGGTTTTTACCATCTATAAAGGTATCAACTGCAAAAGAAACAAAAGACCAAATAATCATAGATAAAAAAGAAAAACATATAGATGCAAGGATAAATGGATATTCATTTTCAGTATCAGCAGATGTAATACCAAAAGAGTATCCACTAATAGACCAAAATGGTAATCAAACAACAATAGATGCAAGTGGAATAGTTTCATTAAATGGTGATGCAAAAAATGTACCATCTACCGTTGGTAATTTATTAAATGTATTTATAAAATATAGTACATTTTTACAAATGTATGATGAATCATATGTACAGGCAGACCTTTTAAATAAATTATTGGATTTGATAAATGATAGTATCTATGGATTAGCCAGCTTGGAGTTATCAAAACCATCTGATACTCCTGGTAATGAACCATTGACAATAATTGATACAAAAATATCAGCGCATAAACCAAATAATATTGATAAAAATAGCATATACAGATTTAAGATAGGACCTATCGGTTCTATTATACAAGATTTTAACTTTAATATGGAGTTAAGTTCGTTAATGCAAGCACAAGCATTATATTCATCACAACTGGCATTAAACTCATTGGTTGCTGATGGAAGTTTTGTATCCGGATCGGTAGTTGCAAATACATCACCAATTACTGGAGCAGATTTTTCTTACCAAACCAATTCCGATGGATATTATTCCATAAATACAATAGAATTGGCAATTGTAAAAGATGCGGCAGAATTGAACAATAAACAGATAAAGGATAAACCAGGCATTGTTACTAAAGAAGAAGTAGCTAAAGATGCGAATGGTAAACCAATTGTTATGAGTGATGTTCTTCAAAAGAAGTTTACACGATTTAGAAACTCAAGTATTACAGATAAAAACGGAGTAGCAATGATATACGATGGGCAGGCTTTAATTTTAAATGCTCTTGAAATAAAAACAGATGATACTGTATCTGCATTAACTCAATTTGATATAACTATCGGAATAGACGGGTTGGCGGGATTGAGTTGTGGTGAGTTTTTCTATATAGATGGGGTTCCTGAAATATATAATAAGAATGGATATTTTCAAATAACAAATGTTAAGCATGGTATAAGTGATGCTGGTTGGAAAACTACAATAGAAGCCGGTTATAGAATTGACCATACCGTAAAGTAATATAATAATGTATAAAGATTTAATTAAAGATAAAAATATATATTCATTACATTTGCCAACTACAATTGTGCCATCTCCAACTAAATTGGATTATACAAATGGTAGTATTCGTAGATATTTTACACAAAGGGTAAATGATACTAATGGGTTTGTATTCGAAATAGATTCGGATATATATCAGATATTGATAATGAATCCACATTGGAAAACATTAGATATGAAATGGAGAATCGCAGGACCGGCAGATATGGTATACGATTCCAATGGAGCAGTTTCTGATATGGGTGTTATAGCATCTAATAAAGCATCAATTGGTATAGCATCGACTACAATAAAAAATATATCATTATATTTACCAAATCTTTTACAATTTTACATCAAATAATTTGGAAATTCGGAAATTAATTCGTACATTTGAATTGTATGAATATAATAGAAGAGATAGAACAACTACGATTACTTAAAAGTGATAACGTAGAATTAATAATCCCAATCTGGAGTTCTCCTAAAGGACACGAGTTGGGATTTCCTATTAGTTTTGCATATATCCGAACAACCGATTCGGACTACATTATAAACTTCACCCACATAGATGCAAATAAGGTACAACCATTCCCATTGGGCAAGTTAGCAAACGAAAATACATTAGTTTTGGGCAATAGGTATATAAACTCAATAGGAATCGATTTTGAGTGGGTTTACTTTGAAGAGTATGGTAAACCATTCATATTCAATGAGTTCGTAGAATCTCTTTATAAGTGGTATAGAAACGATTTTACTGAGTTAAATGAGTGTATACCCTTGATGAAATGGTATGAGTTACTGAAAACTATCCCAATCATCAGAAATAGAAAAAGTTGGTACAAAAAATATTCAGATAGTATCACACAATTGGGAAGGCTGGAAGGGGCTGGGGTAGCAGTCGATGTGGAAAAATTTATTGATAGATTTAATTTCCAACGTAGATATATGTCACTTCTGCCAGAACCACAGGAAACGGCATTAGTTAGCACGAAGTACAATCCATATACGGTAACCGGTCGACCATCGAATCATCATCTAAATGTGAATTGGAGTGCTCTAAATAAATCCGATGGGACTCGTAATCTAATTCGTAGCCGGTTTGTAGGAGGTAAGTTGGTTATGTTTGATTATGAGGCATACCATCTACGCATTATATCTGCACTTATCGGATACAAACTTCCATTGGGAGAAAGTGTTCACCAACATCTTGCCGAATTATACGGAGTGGATTATGAAACCGGTAAGGGTATTACGTTTAAGTATCTGTACGGAGGGTTAGATGAAACTGCACGAACGATTCCGTTTTTTGCTAAAGTAGAATCGTATATTAGAGAGTTATATGTAAAGGTGATGGGTGAAGGTGTTTTAACTACACCAATACTGAAGAGAGAAATACCATTGGATAGAATTGATAAACCAAACGAACAAAAGATATTTAATTATCTATTACAGGCGCTGGAAACCGAGATTAACTATACGAAGATGCCTGCTATGTTAGATTGGTTTGTTGGTAAGGAATCGAAATTGGTTTTATATACCTATGATGCGTATCTAATAGATTGCCATCCGAATGAGATACAATCGGTAGTGGATGAGTTACCAAAGTTAATGGAACGAGGTGGTTTTCCGGTCAAAGGGTATTCCGGTGATACTTATGGTGATTTAACATCTTTTAACATTTTTTAACTAAAAGGATTTGGCAGTCTGGCGTAGAATTGTTATCTTTATGTATTGAGTTTAGAGAGAGTTATCAATCATTAAAAATAAAAAGTTATGAAAAATGGAGACAGTGATCAGGACAGATCTGTTCTATTAGTTGGAGCAGTAATTGGGTTTTTACTCATAGGCATAATCACAGGCGTATATGCGCTGGTAATTAATTTAACAAGATAGAGGTATGATCAACCGGTCCTCAATGGAAATCGGCACTTGAAGTATTCAAATCATTTAAGAAAGGTGCGTTACATACCATAGAGTTTAAGACTGAAGGGTCTGACACTTGGTTAAACGTATTTGCCCGAAAAGGAAACAAAATCGTTCTTATGGACACTCAGTTATTTGAAGATATGAAAGTTGGTGATATCAATCAGGATTGGTCTAACACTAACCTATACAACTACCAACAATACAAAGCAGTTAACGCTAAGAATTGGGCTTCTAACGCTTTCGTTATTAACGAAGGTAATTAATCGGTTCAATATTGTTGGATTTACTAAAATGTTATATATTTATAACATATACTTATAATTAAACATTATGAAGCTAAAATTGCTTATAACCCAATCTAATACCATTGTTCCTAAAAAATCTTTGAACGAAGGTGTTAACAATACTATGATTTTGGATACGGTAGAATCTATACAAAATGCTATTAAAGTATTGAAGCGTGATAATACGTTACCTAAATCGGAAACTGATAAATTATTCACAGCAGCATCACCATTAGTAAAAATATTACTAAAATTAGTAAAATAAACAATTAAAAACAAAAACTTGAAATTATGAAATTAAGAGAATTTAAAGAAATACTTCGTGAAGAAGTTCGTAAGGCATTGCAAGAGATGGAGTTTGCAAATCAAAAAAACTTTGATGCTTATAATAAAGCACATACGCTTCGTCCAACTACCAAAGTAACCATTGCAGGTAAATCAACAACGGCAGGACAAGCAGCTGGTAAATCAGTATCATCTAACCAACCAGTTAAAGGAGCTAATTTGTTTAAGCAGAATGCTGATAGTGGATTAGGATGGGGACCTGAAAATGACAGAACATCTGTTACTCAACTTCCAAAGAAAGCATCTGATTTAGATGATTCACATGCGGATGTAATATCAAAAGCGATGAAGAATGATGCGGGAATTAAAGGAACTACCGATATTGATGATAATAGTGGAGCTATCAGATTCACTTCAGGTGATGGTGATGAACCAACCTATACGTTATATTTTGGAGCTAATGATGACTATGGCAAACCAGATGAATTTAGAGTAACGTTAGAGCCCACTTATGGTAATGATCCAGCTAACTTAGATGGAAAATACGATAAAGCATTTAAATCACCAAAAGATGCTATGAGTTATATGATTACAGTTGCTAAAAAACATCGTAAGGAACTACAAATGGATGATTCTGATAATTAGAAAGCAAAATATAAAATTAAAGTATAACTAAAAAATAGATAAATGTTTCCAAACTTTGAAGAAATCTTATTGGAACTAAGTTACAGAACAGACAACGGTATCGTTGATTTGAGTAAACCTGCCCATGTATCACAATTGATTCGGATTCTGGAAGAATACAACATCCCTAATCCGAATCAACTTGCAGAATCGGCTAGTCACATTTGGAATAGTTTAAATGAAGCCGATGAATTTAAAGCTCTAAATAAGAATGGTACGGTATCCACATTTGGTTCGGCAAAAGCTAGAGATACTGCCATAAAGAGTGGTAGTCATACTACAATTAAAACAAATGGTGGTAAACCAAAAAATGAACCCGTAGTTAAACAAAACATATTCCCAACGGCAAATACTAAACAGTCGGATATTTCCAATGATAAAGTAATTAATGGTAGAAGTAAAGAGTTGAATAATACTAATCCATTATCAACCGATGAGTATACTAAGGATTTAGAGCCAGATGATGCTGAGTTTGCTATTAAGAATAAAAAGTTTGCAAACCCAATACCACCACAACCATTTAAATTACCAGATTCAATTCGTAATAATCCAAAATATCCAAAAAAATATGTAAAACTTTTGGAAAGAATGATGAATACGCAACAAACTGGTAATGCTACGAAATTATCACATTATTCCGATCTTAAAGGCGGACAAGGTAAACTACCAGCACAGGCCGGTGAACTTATGGCTATGATGGGAGTTACTATGAATGATAATGAGTTTAAAGAATTTAAAAATTCGATTTCATCACATATAGATTCACTAACAAAACCTAAAAAATTAGTAAGTGATAGTTCTAGAATAGTTACTAAATCGTGGTTAACATCTGCCGAAGCTCAACGAAAAGGTATTCTAAAAAGAATATCAAAACAATATCCCGGATATCAGGTAGCAGCATCGGCATGGGATACGAAATCCGATGTAGAAGCATTGGGTATGGATGATTATTCAAATAAAGGATTTTCTACGGATATCTTTTTAAGATTAGAAAATTCGAAAGGTGAACCAATTTTGGATGAAATATCTTTGAAAAAAGATTTAAATGTAAACTTACTAAATTCAGGAACAGGTAAATTCTTTGAATGGATTGGTAAAGATAATGTACCTGATAACATAAATCCTCAAAAGTTTGCAAAATCCGAAAGAGATACCTTATCAAAATTCTGTAAAGATAACGCAGATAGTATTAAAAAATTAGTTAAATCAGACCCACAATTACAACGTGTAATGCAAGAAAAGGGTATCGATTTTGAAACAGCATTAGATGATACATTTAATGGTAAGGGTAATCGTCATAAGACAAAAGTTCTTCTCGAATCCGTAAGGTCTTTACAACGAAATGGAGATACTAATGCAGATAATCTAATTTCTGGTATGGATAAGGCACATGCGGATTATGTTTCAAATTGTATTACTGCAATAACTACAAATGATAAGTTAAAAGAAGGTATGTTGAATGAGATTAAATCAGAATTCCCACTAAAATCTGTTGCTGATAACGAAGAAAGTGTTGTGTTGGGTGAATATGTTCTTGATAAGAGCACTATGAAACATATATTTGGAACAAGTGATTTTGATGAATTTAAACAAGGATTAATATCAGAATCAGGTCCACCACCATTCATTGCATACCGTGTTAAGGTTGGTGGTAGAGTTATACCAATTGCTAATATTGATGTTAGAGAAGATGGTAGAAACTATGGTGGTCAGTTTAAATTTGAAATGTCACTCAATAAAGAGTTCTCTTCGGAAATTATGAAAGCAAATAAAGAAATTTACGGATAATAACCCATAATTAATAACTAAACCTATGATTAAATTAGCATCGTTAATCGCAGAAGGCAAACCACCTAAACAAAAACCAAAGGGTGGAAAGAAGCCAAAAGTTAGAACATAGTGGTATATTAACAAAATAAGTATGTTTTAAAATAAATTCAATACTTATTTAGAGTTGATAATAACATAATATACCTAATATATGACAACACAGTTATTATGTCTTTTTACTTTTAAAGAAGATTTAGATAGGTCACTCGACTTTATATTGAATAACTATACCTTAATGAACCCAAATATTTTTATTTTGGAGAGCAAGGTTAGACCGGAAGAAGCATTTATTACATTCAACGTAGAAAAAGGTTCAGCACCGATAATGTCCGAATGGAAAACGATATTAGTTCATCGTAAAAAACAATCAAATACAATATATACAATCAATGCACTTAATGAGGTAGTTAAATCCAGAACAGGTGGACAAACTGATAATACCTTTATGATTGATTGGGATGATTTTAAAAATTGTATATTGATTACTTCAAATAGTGGTTATAAGACAATCCCAACATTAGTTTTAAGAAACATCAATACAAGCAAAACCACCGCAGAAGATTTTTAGATATAAGTTTGGATATTACAAATAATTTTTGTATATTTGTTAAATGAAAAATAGACTTGTATTAGAAACCGATGATCCCGATGAAATATTCTATAAGTATAAATATGCTATCTCAAGAGCATTAATCAAAGGTATAGAATGGTCACTTAGATATAAAAAGAACAATGTAACATTTGTTGAAATATATGTAAATGATATGATTGTAATAGACCTCACACTATACGAAGAAGATTTTATGGATGCATTGAATGCCAACCTAGAAACATTAATTGAATGCGAGGATTATGAAACATGTGCATTGGTTATTAAACTTAAAAATAAATTAAATGAAAAAGTTATTAAAAAAGCTGGAACGTTGGTTTGATTTTAACATTGCGTATTACACTTACAATGGTAATAAATTAGACGGGTATTATGATTACATCGAACGGAAGTATGGAACACTTACACCTGAAATTTCATTTAGGGATAGAATTAAAGAGATTAATCCAGAAGCAATCCTATGGGATGATTTGGATAATGCAATCGTAGGTATTACTGAAGAAGGGTGTGTGGTATATAGTGTTGAATTGATGCAAGCCGAACTTGCTAAGTTAAACATTTGGACACCAGATGAAGCATTTGAATGGATTGAGTATAATATCTTATCAGCAAAAGTAGGTGATTATACACCTGTGCATGTTTGGGGTATCTAATTAAATAAAGTTATATGAGTGCAGAATTTGATGATTTTATGAAAGGGGTAAGAGAAACCGAAGAATTGCCGTTTCCAACAAAAGAAATGGTAAACAATCCATCACACTATGGTGGTGGTGATAATACATACGAAGTAATAAAGGTATGTGAAGCATGGGGATTAGATAACGATGCTTACTTATTCAATGTGGTAAAATATGTTGCAAGAGCCGGTAAAAAGGATTCCAATTCAGAACTGCAAGACTTAAAGAAAGCAGAATGGTATCTACAAAGAAGAATCAGTAGATTACAATCGTTATGAGTTTACAATGGCATGAATATTTCAGAAACATTGTCCACCAAATAAAAACAAAATCCAAAGATAGAAATACTCAAATTGGTGCAATCATAGTTGGTGTAGACAATGAGATAGTTTCTACCGGTTACAATTCATTTCCACGAGGTATAGATGATACATTGGATGAAAGACAAGAAAGACCCGAAAAGTATTATTGGTTTGTACATGCTGAGATTAATAGTATAATCAATGCAGCTCGTAATGGAGTATCTACTAAAGGTTGTACGATGTATATGTCTTGTGGATTACCTTGTACAGATTGTATGAAATCAATAATTAATGCCGGTATTACTACCATAGTGTGTGAAGATAATGGTATGGGAGCAGTTGGAGATATTTGGAAAGAACATAGTATCAGAAGTTTACAGATGTTGAAAGAAGCCGGTGTAAAAATAAAATATTATTCCGAATTTTAATTTGGAAAATACGAAAAAAAGTTGTATATTTATTACAACAAAAAGAAAAAAGGTTATATTTAGATATAGGGATATATCAAACCTTGAACTTTAAAAACAATTAATTTAAATTTTAAAAACAAAAAAGCATGGACATTTCATTAGCAATGAAGCGCTTCTCTAGCCTTCAAAACACTTCAAAAAAGTCTGACTCATTATTTAAGCCAGCAAACGGAAAATCTCAAGTTAGAATCGTTCCTTACAAATTCAACAAAGACCTTCCATTCATTGAGTTGTATTTTCACTACAACATTAACAACAAAACTTATTTAAGTCCAATGTCATTTGGCAGACCTGACCCTATCGTTGAGTTCGCTGAAAAACTTAAAAGAACTGGTGATACTGACGACTGGAAAGCAGGTAAGAAAATGGAGCCAAAATTGCGCACATTTGTACCCGTAGTAGTTCGTGGAAAAGAATCAGAAGGAGTTAAGTATTGGGGATTCGGTAAAACCGTATACCAAGACATTTTAGGTTATATTTCTGATCCAGATTATGGTGATATTTCAGACCCACTTAGTGGTAGAGATATCGTATTAGATGTAGTTCCAGCGGAAGAATCAAATCTATCGTATCCAACTACTACTATTCGTGTAAAACCGGCAGTAACTAAGTTGCACGAAGATGCAGAAACAATCAAATCTCTATTGGATAACCAAAAGGAAATTACTGAATTGTATTCTGAGTTATCTTACGCAGAATTGAAAGGTATTTTGGAAACTTGGTTGAATCCATCAGCAGCAGTAACCGATAATGGTGATATCGTTGATGAGTTGGAAGCACCAAAACCAAAGACAGTACCCGTAGTTGAAACTCCTATGGCTGCTAGAAAACCAATCGAAGCCGAAGGAATGGGTGACCTACCTTGGGAAAAAGATGAAGTAAAGCCAGCAGTAAAGGATGATGTGGCATCGGCATTCGATGACCTCTTTAATAATTAATTAAGTTATTTTAATGGCAAAAACAGAAGATTTAGCAAGTATTCTTGCTGATTCTCTTAACAAACAGCATAAAGACGGTAAAATTGCATATTTTCTAACAGATGAAGGTGGAGATGCACCTACAAATGTAAAGGATTGGTTATCTACGGGTAACGCAATGTTAGATGTAGCAATTTCTAACCGTCTTTATGGTGGTTTGCCAGTAGGACGTATCACAGAGATTACTGGGCTGGAACAAAGTGGAAAATCTTTGTTGGCAGCTCATCTTCTTGCTGAAACACAACGTAAGGGTGGTGTGGCAGTAATGATTGATACGGAAACGGCAGTTAGTAGAGAATTTTTAGAAGCAATTGGGGTAGATATTTCAAAACTCCTATATGTTTCAGTAGATACGGTAGAAGGTATCTTCGAAGCATGTGAAACAATAATTGAAAAAGTAAGAATTGGTGATAAGACTCGTTTAGTTACTATCGTAGTTGACTCGGTAGCAGCAGCATCAACATTGAAAGAGTTGGAAGCCGATTATGGTAAAGATGGATACGCAACTGATAAAGCCATTATTATCTCCAAAGCAATGCGTAAGATTACCAATATGATTGGTAGACAAAGTATCGCATTGATATTCACAAATCAATTAAGACAGAAGATGAATGCTATGGCATTTTCAGACCCGTGGACAACGAGTGGTGGAAAAGCATTGGCATTCCATAGTTCGGTTAGATTACGTTTGAAGAATATGGGACAGATAAAAGTAGCTGATAGAATCGTTGGTATTAAGGTCAGAGCACAGGTTATCAAAAACCGAATGGGACCACCATTAAGACATGCTGATTTTGAAATTTATTTCGATAGAGGTATTGATAACTATGGTGCATGGTTAACCGTTATGAAAGATAACAAAATGGTTAAGCAAGGCGGGGCTTGGTATGAGTATGTTGATACTGAAACCGGTGAGGTATATAAATTCCAATCTAAAGATTTTGCTAAGTTATTAGCAGATAATGCGGAATTGAAAGACCAAATCTATCGTAAGATATGCGAAGAAACCATTTTATTGTATAAGAATTTTAATTCGGATGAAGTTGAAATTACAACGGACGGAGCAAATGAGTCAGATTAACAAAAAGTATTTAGATATATTAAAAGAGATTGACGAAGAACACAAGAATTTTGGAGATTTACAAAGAAACTCTAAAATATTGGTTATTGATGGACTTAATACGTTTATCCGTTCTTGGTCAACAGCGCCTAATCTTGATGATAATGGCGATCATATCGGTGGCGTAGTTGGAGCTCTAAAGAGCATCGGCTACGCTATCCGACTTTTGAACCCTACTCGAACCGTAATTGTGTTCGATGGTAAGGGTGGTTCTAAGAGTAGACAAGAAGTTTACGCCGGTTACAAAGCAGATAGAGGTAAGAATAAGATTAAGATGCGATTAAATAGAGCCGCATCCGTTGAAATGAACCCAGAAGAAGAAAGTGTTTCTATGAAACGCCAGATTACTGCGTTGGGTGAGTTGTTAAGTTCATTACCTGTATCAATTATGATGTATGATAGCATTGAAGCAGATGATGTAATCGGATATATAACCTGTCAACTTCGGAAGGAGAATGAGAAAGTTGTAATAATGAGTTCAGATAAGGACTTTTTACAATTAGTTAATAAAGATGTAAGTGTATATTCTCCATCAAAAAAGAAGATTTACAATATCAATGAAGTAGTTGAAGAGTTTGGTATTCATCCGCACAACTTTATCAACTTCAGAATGATGGATGGTGATAAATCAGATAGTATCGAAGGTATAACTGGGGTAGGATTAAAAACCATTATTAAAAACTTCCCAATGTTAACAGAAGAAACAACATATGTTACTGAGAATTTGGTAGAATATGTTAATTCTTTACCCAGTAAAACAAAAGCACAAAATTTATTCCTAAATAATTTGGAAATTTGCGAAAGAAATCGTAAATTGATGCAATTATCAGAACCGGATTTTAGTGGTAACTTGCGTATGAAGATAATGGATAGGTTTAATGAACCACCCGTTAAGTTTGATAAGCAAGGATTCCTAAGATTAGGAGTAAAGCATCGTATATTAGATTCGTTTCCAAACCTAATGGATTGGATGCAGAGTACATTTTCACATTTAGCAAAATTTTAATTAAAAATAGATTATGACACAGAAACCATTAGGAGATAGAGTAGTTCTCCGAGAAATTGAAGCAAAGGAAGAAGTAATTCGTAATATTATAATTCCAGATAGTGCAAAAACAGATGATACAAAACATGCCATCGTAGAAGCAGTAGGACCGGGTATTTACACACAATCGGGTGTATTGATTCCTATGAGTGTTGCCGTTGGAGATGAGGTAATTATACCACCATATCATCAAGGAACTGAGATAAAAGTAGATGGACAGAAGTATATTCTTCTCAGAGAATCAGATATTTTAATGATTGTTTAATAAATAAAAGAAAAGCAAATGAAGTGTATACAAAGTGTAGAAATGGATGCGATTAAAAGAGTAGTTGATACTGAAGCGCATACAAAAGTAAGTAGTGGTGAGTGGAAATATGTTGCAAAATCCATATGGAAAGCATCAGTTAGAACACCAAACAAAAAATCAACGCAAACCACTGTTACAGAGGATTCTGAAGAGGTTGTGGCAGTGAAGGTTACAAAGACACCTAAGAAGAAAAAAGAACGTATTATCGAAGAAAAACAAAAAGGAAAGAAGCGAGGTAAGTAATGGAAGCAGTAGACACGCTAATAAAGTTTGGCTCGTCGTATCAATCTAAGGTTGTTGCTTCTCTTATTACAGATGTAAAGTTTCTTGAACAGGTACATGAAATAACTAAACCTGAATTCTTTGAATCCGATGCAAATAGATGGATAATTGAATCAGTATTGGACTACTTTAATGAGTTTAAAGCAGTACCAACAATGGAGGTTTTTAAAATCAAAGTTGGAGGTATTGAAGATAAAGCATTAAAACAAACAATAGTTGACCAATTAAAGAATGTATTTATACAAGTAGGTTCTGAAGATTTACCATTTGTAAAGAAAGAGTATCTTATATTTGCGAAGAATCAAAAGGTTAAGGAAGCACTTCTTAAATCTGTTGATTATTTAAAGCAAGGTAGATATGAGCTCATTATAGATACGATGACAGCCGCATCTAAAGTTGGTGTAGAATCGGATTTAGGAATGGATTACATTGTTGAGTTCGAAGATATAATGGAAGATGTAAAACGTAATTCAGTAGCTACCGGTTGGAATGTAGTTGATGAGTTAATGGATGGTGGATTAGGACCTGGCGAATTAGGAGTAGTAATGGCACCGTCTGGCATTGGTAAAACTTGGTTTTTATCGAAATTAGTATGTTCGGCAATGCAAGCAGGATTAAATGTATTACATTATACATTGGAATTATCCGAAAGTTATGTTGGGCAGAGGTATACTACAATTCTGACAGGAATACAAACATCAGACCATAAGAATAGAAAATCTGATATTATTCATAAAATCAGAAGTGTTCCAGGTAGAGTTCGTATTAAATACTATCCACCACAATTCGCATCAGCAAAAACACTAGCAGCACATATTGAAAAGGTAAAAGCAGTTGGGTTTAATCCAGACCTGATTATTATCGATTATGCTGATTTGTTAAAATCATCGGATAGAGGTAAGGATGGATTATACGCTGAGTTGGGTGGTATCTATGAAGAATTACGAGGATTGAGTGGTATGACCGGTATTCCAATTTGGACAGCAACTCAAACGAATAGAGCAGCGATTGACCACGATGTTATCCAAGCTGATTCAGTTGGTGATTCATATAAGAAAGTTCAAACTGCGGATTTCATTATGAGTGTGAGTAGAAAAACTAAGGATAAGTTAGCAAACACAGGCCGTATTCATATTGTGAAAAACCGATTCGGACCAGATGGTATTACGTTTCCTGCTAAGATTGATACGTTTCATGGGATTATGGATGTATATGCGGCAGATTCGGCAGATGGTATCATATCGCAAAAGGAAAGTAGAAGTGGAGAAGGATTAGAAAAGAAACTTTTACATAAAAAGTATGTAGAGAATATGGGGATTATTTTATTATTTGCCAACATATGTGCATATACCTACCCACTAATTAGTAGTGTATTCTTATAGTAAAATAAGGTTCATAAGTATTAAAAAAACAAAAAAGTGAATAATAAATATTTTCGTTAAAACACCGAAATAGTTTAAGAAAAGTGATACCATTATAGTCGGACACTATATTTATCGTTACCTTTCGGTGTTTTTCCGAATTATTTATTATTTACCAATTATTAAAAAATCAAAAAAGTATGGACATTTCAACAAAGATTTTGTCGGATATTACGGTTTACATGAAATATGCAAAGTATATCCCAGAATTACAACGTAGAGAGACGTGGAATGAGTTAGTAACTCGTAATATGCAGATGCATATCAAACGTTATCCACAATTAGAAGAAGAGATTAGAGAAAATTATGAGTTCGTATATGGTAAGAAAGTTCTACCATCAATGCGTTCAATGCAGTTTGCAGGAAAACCAATTGAAATTAGTCCAAATCGTATATACAATTGCGCATTTGCTCCAATCGATGATTACAGAGTATTTGCAGAAATTATGTTTCTATTATTAGGTGGAACTGGAGTAGGTTATTCAGTTCAACAACATCATATTGACCAATTGCCTGAGATTCGTAAACCATCCGCTGATAAAACTCGTAGGTTTTTAGTTGGTGATTCTATTGAAGGTTGGGCAGATTCGATATCGGTATTGGTAAAAGCATATTTCTTAGGTGGAAGTAAACCAGTATTTGATTTCAGAGATATTAGAGCAAAAGGAGCTCGTTTAATTACAAGTGGAGGTAAAGCACCAGGTCCACAACCATTGAAAGAGTGTTTAATAAAATTAGAAGGTATTTTTGATGCTAAGAAAAACGGAGATAAATTAAAACCAATCGAAGTTCACGATATTGTTTGTCATATTGCAGATGCAGTATTAGCAGGTGGTATCCGTAGAGCAGCACTTATTTCACTATTTTCTGCAACCGATGAGAATATGATTAGTTGTAAGAGTGGTGCATGGTGGGAAAGTAATCCACAGAGGGGTAGAGCAAATAACTCAGCAGTTCTGATGAGACATAAGATTACAAAAGAGTATTTCTTAGACCTTTGGAAACGTATTGAAGCAAGTGGTGCAGGAGAACCTGGAATCTACTTATCGAATGATAAAGATTGGGGCACTAATCCATGTTGCGAGATTGCACTACGTCCTTATCAGTTCTGTAATCTATGTGAGGTAAATGTATCAGATGTAGTTGACCAAGATGATTTGAATAAAAGAGTTAAAGCAGCGGCATTCATTGGAACATTACAAGCAAGCTATACCGATTTCCATTATCTTCGTCCAATTTGGCAGAGAACAACTGAGAAAGATGCACTTATTGGTGTTTCTATGACAGGAATCGGAAGTGGTGCAGTATTGAACTTAGATATGAAAACTGCAGCAAAGGGAGTTAAGGAAGAAAATAAAAGAGTAGCAGAAATACTAAAGATAAATAGTTCAGCAAGATGTACTACGGTTAAACCAGCAGGAACAACTTCATTAGCATTAGGAACTTCATCCGGAATTCACGCTTGGCATAACCAATATTATATTCGTAGAGTAAGAGTTGGTAAGAATGAGGCAATTTATTCTCACTTAGCAGCAAACCATCCCGAATTGGTAGAAGATGAATACTTCAGACCACATGATACTGCTGTGATTGGTATTCCACAAAAAGCACCAGAAACTGCAATCTTCAGAACTGAATCACCAATTCAATTATTGGAACGAGTTAAGAAAGTACATAGTGAGTGGGTTAAACCTGGACATAGAACGGGAAGTAACACACATAATGTATCGGCAACTATTTCGGTAAGAGAGCATGAGTGGAAAGCAGTTGGAGAATGGATGTGGGAAAATAAAGAGTTTTACAATGGCCTTTCGGTACTACCATTCGATGGTGGCAGTTATATCCAAGCACCTTTTGAGGATTGCACAAAGGAACGTTATGATGAGTTAATGAAAACGTTACATGATGTTGATTTGAGTAAGATTTTGGAAATAGAAGATACAACCGATTTAAGTGGTGAGATTGCGTGTGGCGCAGATGGGTGCGAAGTGAAGTGATAGAATCGTAACATTAATGTAACGATACTGTAACCAATTTAAGAAGACAATTACATAGTTATTACAAAACCATTTAAAAACAAATTTATGAGAAAATTAAGATTATTATTATTTCTATTGATTTCAGTTATTGCATTTAACTCAAATGCACAACAACAAACTACAAATGAAAAATTAACCGAAGTAAATGAAAAGGTTAATGGGATATTGGAAAGATTATCAACATCTGACGCAGACCTTTCCAAACTTACTAAGATTAAAGTATCGGGATATATTCAAACCCAATATCAGAACTTCGAAAGTGTTTCATTACTTTCCAAATCACAAAACTATTTTTCTATTAGAAGAGCTAGGGTTAAGTTTACTTACGAAGCAACCGATGGGATTAAGTTTGTGTTACAACCGGATTTTGCTCCAGGTAGCCTTTCATTGAAAGATGCGTATGTTGTAGTAAATGACCATTGGACAAAACAATTTAGTTTATGGACAGGTAAGTTCAACCGACCCAATTATGAAGTTGAATATTCTTCAAGTCAGAGAGAGTTACCAGAACGTTCATTAGTTATCAGAACACTATATCCAGGAGAACGTGCTATTGGTGCAAAATTGGAATACAATCCAACGGTTTTACCACTACACATCCAATTGGCTGTTTTTAATGGCAACGATGGATTATCCGTTGTCAATAGTGCCGGAGTTAACGTTAACGCAACTGATAACATAGATTACGATAATTTCAAAGATATTATGGTAAGAGCAACTTACAATTTGAGATTGGGTAACTTTGGTGGATTGGATTTTGGTGGACATGGTTATTTCGGAGCATTGAAATCAACTACAACCAAAACATTAGGAAGTAACTATACAACACTTACCGATATCAAGGTTGGTAATCCAATTGAACGTAATTGGGTAGGTGGAGAGTTTCAGTTATTCGCAGATGTATTGGGTGGGTTCTCAGTAAAAGGTGAGTATATAGCCGGTAAAAATGCAACTGCAGGATATGTGGCAGCAACTGGAGTAGTTGGAGTTCCAAACTTCCAAAACAACTTTAGTGGTGAATACATTTACTTTATTAAGAACTTAGGTAAACGAAACCAATTTGCTTTCCGATACGATTACTATGACCCAAATACGGATATCATTGGTAAGGATGTAGCAATCACAGGGTTTGCAAGCACAGATGCTACTATAAAATCAAAGACAAGTGGTAAAGCAGACCTTGCAACAACTACATACGGAGTTGCATTCCACCACTATTTTGATGACAACATTCGTATTACAATTGGATACGATGTAGTTCAGAACGAAAAAGTTGGAACACTCAATAAAGTAGTTGATAGTTATACTACCGCTGTCGGAGTTCCAATCAAAGTTGACTGGAATAGTGTTGTTAATCAGAATGTATTTATTGTAAGAATCCAAGCCAAATTCTAAAAAATATTATAATATGAAAAATCTAAAATTCTTCAAAGTATCGGTAATCGCAGCATTACTATTTATCACAGCAGTAGCATTCGTTGCAGCTCCAGAACGTATCACTATTAAAGGTTCTGATACAATGGTTATCTTAGCACAACGGTGGGCAGAAGTATATATGAAAACAAACACTAACGCCGCTATCCAAGTTACGGGTGGCGGTAGTGGTGTTGGCATTTCGGCATTAATCAATGGTTCTACGGATGTTGCAAACGCAAGCCGTAAGATGAAACAAACTGAAAAGGATAAGTTAAAACAACGTTATAATACATTAGGAGTTGAAGTAGCTTGTGCGAAAGATGGTATTACAATCTATCTTAATCCAGCAAACAAAGTTACTGAGTTAACAATCAAACAACTTAGTGATATCTACAAAGGTGTAATTACCAATTGGAAAGAAGTTGGAGGTGCTGACCAATCAATCAAACTATATGGTAGAGAGAATAGTTCAGGTACTTATGTATTCTTCCAAGAGAATGTTGTAAAGGGTGATTACGCTACGAGTTGTCAAACTCTACCAGGTACTGCCGCAGTTGTAAATGCAGTTAAGAAAGATGCATATGGTATTGGATATGGTGGAGCAGCATACGCAGAAGGTATTGTTATTTGCAAAGTTAAACGAGATGATAAGAGTATTGGTTCTATCCCAACTGCCGAAACAATTAAGACTGGTGAATATCCTATTACCCGATATTTATATATGTACCTACGAAACAGACCAACCGGTGAAACAAAGAAGTATATCGATTGGATTTTGAGTTCAGAAGGACAAAAATTAGTAGTAGAGTTGGGATATTTCCCAGTAAAATAATAAATAAATAGAATTATGCTAACTGTAAAGAAATTTTATGGCACATTTTGCCAACCATGTAAAGTATTAGCACCCATTATGAATGAAGTTAAGGGTAATTTTCCAAATGTTCGTTTTGAAGATTATGATGTAGACGAGTACGAAAATATGGCAGCAAAATATGGAGTTCGTTCAGTACCAACGGTTGTTATAGAAAACAATGGTAAGGAAGTTGGTAGACTGACAGGAGTTCAATCTAAAATGACTTATGTTAATATTTTAAATGAAAATTTGACACGATAAATTTGGAATTGTCAAATAAATTGGTTATATTTGTTATATGAAATTAGTTGGTGAATTACATCCAATGCATAAATTGACAGAAGTTCAAGTTATGCAAATACGAGACCTGTGGAAAATTGGACATAGGAACGTTAAAGTGTTAGCAAGGAATAATGGAGTTTCTACTACTAATATTAAAAAGATAGTTAGAAACGAAACGTGGACTCATATTCTCAGATGGCCATATGAAAGAGCTTAATAAGTTATATTGCGATACTTCAACGTTTTCAATTAGACCGATTACCAAAGATATAGCTAAGAACATAATTGTGAACAACCATTATAGCGGAATATGGACGAAAGTATCATACGCTATTGGGTTGTTTCACGTTTCAAATGATGAGCATAAATTCTTTGGTGGTATAAATGAAAAGTTAGTTGGAGTTGCATGTTATGGTGACCCAGTTGGTAGAAATTCAGGCGCATCTATTAATGAATCATTAGATAGAACTGAAGTATTAGAACTTACTCGTTTATTTGTATTTGATGGGTATGGTAGTAATATTGAAAGTTGGTTTGTTGGTAAAACATTTCAATGGTTAAGAGAGAATGCACCACACATCAAAGCACTAATATCATATTCAGACCCAAAAGCCGGTCACTTAGGTACTGTATACCAAGCTACCAATTGGATTTATCAAGGAAATGGTATTCGATGGAGTGATAGTTGGTTGTTTCAATTAACAGAAGGCGGAGAATGGCAGCATGGTAGAACTATATTCCCATATTATGGAACTAATGATCCAGCTAAAATTAGAGAGCAGATAAGTTCTCCAATTTGGATTAAAAAAGAACTTCGGAAACACCGATATGTTTATTTTTTAGTAAACGGAAAAGAACGGAAGCAGTTATTAAAAGGATTAAAGCATCCACAATTACCATACCCAAAGGTAAAACAAACATTTACAGAAGAAATACATAAATTAGAACCAATTGAAAGAGATTAATAACCAGTATGGATGGAAACGACTACTATATGGTAGCGGTGAAAGTAAGGGATGGGTTGTTATTAAAAAATAAATATTATGAAAATTGATGGAAAAAGTTATTGTGATACTTCTCGTGTAAATCTTGCACTCATATCAAAATCCACAGCTAAAAATATGATTATTAAATATCATTATACACATGCTTGGACTGCTGCGAGATATTGTTTAGGGATATATTATCGTATGGATGAAATGGATGCTTTTGGAAATTATGAAAAACTAATTGGGTGTCTTATATATGGATTTCCCGTAGGAGCAAAAGCACCAACATCGGTATGTGAGGGTCTTACTAAAGATAACATATTAGAACTTACTCGTCTTTATTGTGATGATGGGTATGGTTCTAATATTGAATCATTCGCATTAGGACAATCATTTAAGTGGTTAAAGGAAAACGATAAAGCAATTAAGATATTGATATCATATGCTGATAACGGACAGGAACACTTAGGTAAGATTTATCAGGCAACCAATTGGATTTACGAAGGATTAAATACTGATATTGCATTGATGCCGAATTATGGTATTTCATTAAAGAGTAATCCGTATAAGTGGATTCATAGCAGGACAGTATTTTCAAACTGGGGAAGTAACAATTTGGAACATCTTAGACGAGAAATCGGTAAAGATGGTTACAAAGAATTTTGGAGACGAGAAGAACCACCAAAGCATCGTTATATTCAGATATTGGCAGCTGATAAGAAAGAAAAGAAAGAATTGATAAAAGCATTAAAACACGAAGAAAAACCATACCCAAAAAGCACTCGTGATTTTAATAAGGAAGTGCAAAATATTATTACAATCTCACCCGAAGATGAATTGGCAAATAAGTTTTGGTAAAATTTAACATTTTTTAACTAAAATAATTTGGCAATTATAACGATTATTTGTATATTTGAATATTAAAAATAATTAAACCTTAAAAACAAAAAGTTATGAAGTTAAAAGAAGCTATATTACACGTCGTAGATAATAAACAATTAGCAGCAGTTTTTGCTAAAAAGATTGGCGTAGCCACCTTTGCAGAATGTAGACCATTGATTGAAGATGGTATATTAGATAATGGTTCTAATAGAGATGAGGATTTAGATACGCCGATTAAATATTGGGGTAAATTACATCACTTAATTAGATACCTTATGGGTATTTCTGAAAAAGGTCAATTACTTATTTCGGTATTACGAGATACTACGGATAAAGTTGGATTTATTCGTGATAATGGTACAATGTTTTCACTTGTATTTGGCACGTATTATAATCAAAAAGTATTGACGGGACATGAGTGGTTGGCGATATGTGATGATATTGTAGATGCATATGATATCAATGAAGAGCAAGATAAAGAACTTACTAACTTAATTGTTAATCATTTAAATTCATTGCCAATTGAACAACTCGATTTAAAATATTCAGTTAAAGATATATTTACTACATCTGAACGATTGACTGAAATTTATGATGGATGCCAAATATCATTCGTAGTTAATTTGCATACGAGTAAGCAATTTGCAAAAGATATGATTAATTGTAATAGACAGACTAATCCTTGGATTGCTTACAATTTCTATATGACTCCTTTAAAACGAACAATCGAATATAAAACTACATTCCTTGGTAAGGATTTAATTGAATATTTTGAGAACGCTGAAGGAGCACATATTTTTAGAAAAGGTGAAATAATCAATGGGCATAAAACATTAGCTGAAAAACATAAGGTAGCTCGTATGATACCAATTTTACAATCTTATATTGGTTCTCGTTATTGTAATACATTGGAGGAATTTAAAAAATTCAATGAAATGGTAATGGCATTTGAAAGTGGTACAGAAGATGGTACGGAGAATGGTTATTGGTCTGATATGTTTAAGAAAGTAGTACGTGAAGCATCATATCAAAACATTATTGATTTTTATAACGATGAGTATTTAAAAGTATTTAAATCGACACGATGGAGTGATATAACCACATCTATTACAAGCATCAAAGAGAATAATAATTGGAAATCGATGCCAACAGCTTTAAGTGACTTACATATTAAAAAATATCATACGGGTATTTTAATTTTAACATTTGTATTGTATTTCAAAAAATTAAAATCAAAAGGATGGGATAAAACTATTAATACAATAGTTGATGAATATATTAGATTGATGGAATCCGATGTAATCGATGATGGTAAATCAGTACCAGTTCATCAATTTTTTGGAACTGAAGCTGGCGTATATGGTTCTACTAGTGGATATGTTAGATGGGATAAAATATTCCAATTTGTGTTCAAAAATGTCACAAATACATTCAATAATCGTTCTAAGGATAGAAACTTAGAATCTGAATATAGAGCACAGGTTTTGAGTAGAATTGGTAATTTTATGGATAACGAAGAACTTATTCCACGTATGAAATTATATCCAATACATAGTGATGTTCCATCTGTTATCAATTGGAAAAAGGGTGATGGGTTGCATTGGTTGCATAAAAATCCACATGATAGTGGTGGAGATGCCAAAGATGGGTTTTTAGGTATGATTGATGATAATCTCGGTGCATTAACTAAACAAGCTAATTGGAGTTGTACACCCAATGAATATGTAGTTTTATTGGCTGAAAGAAATGAGTTAATTTTAGAAACATTATCAGAAGGACGTGAAAAGAAAGCTCTTAAAAATGCAATTGAAACATTATATCAATTAACTGAATCAATCAATTTAGGAGTATAAATTATAAAATATTAAATAATATATGAACAAATTTTGGGATTCAGACATTGGTACATTTGAAAAAAAAGTTTTAATTGTACCAAACTACACTCACTTTGGTGAAGGTAAAAACATTAACGCAGATTCATTTGTATTAGTAATGAAATCGTTTTTAGATAACACTAATTACGATAATCTACAATTCATAATTCCATATCCTAATGGAAGTATGCTTACTGATTTTATGAAATATAAAAATGTAAAACTCATTAATATGGGTAACATTTCTACATTTCCACCATTAATGCGTATTCAATTTCCGGATTCGGCATTTAAGAAGATATTCTCAGAAGAGGGTATCGATATTATTTGGTCGCATCTACCTGAGTGGACTAATCAACTTTTGATTGTTCGGAGATATAATACCGTTACACAGAAAATTGTAGGGTATTGTCATTGGTGGGAGATACCCGAAAATGGTGCATATAACCATAATTCATTCTGGACTAATATACAAGGTATGCTCAAAATGGAGACATGTGGTGTAAACTCACAATGGGTTAAGAATTTAGTTCTTAAAAGAGCTGGTGGATTTCTTAATAATGAACAATTGGATAAATTAGAAAAAATTGTTCAACCTTGGTATTTGGGGTGTGATGAATGGGTAGAAGGTGTTGTTAAACCAAAGACTATATTATTCAATCACAGAGCCGATGGTTATACGGGAGCTGAGTGGTTCTTCGAAGAAATGGATAAGTTATGGGAAAAAAGACAGGATTTCAAAGTTCTTACATCAATTGCAAGTGTTATAAAACCATACACCGAATCAATCAGACATCCTAATAGGGAACACTATAAAAATAATGTAGGTAGTGCAGATGTTGGTGTTGGGTGTTTTACTAAATATTCCGCTTGGAGTATGAGTACAACCGATGGGTTAAGTATGAATGTTCCTTACATTTTACCAAAAGGATTATGCTACGAAGAGATGGTGGGTGATAATTACCCATTAATGTATAGTGGTAAGAAAGAATTTGTAAAAACATTGGTTGATTATTTGGATGGTAAAATTGAAAGACCTAATACAAAAGAAATAGCAGAAAAACTATATTGGAAACATAGTTTAAAGAATTGGAAAATTGATTAATTTTTAGTATATTTGTATATGAAATTTTGGGAAACAGAAGAAGATAGTAAAGCTGAAGAGTTCAATTACGCCGAGATGAAGCAGAAATTCATCGATAATATGGAGTATTTAAAAACAATGTCAGTAGAAGAACAAACTCTATATAAAAAGTGGATAGAGTGGAATGCCGATATGCTGACTAATATGAAACGATTGCCGGTATTACAATCTCATTATGATTCTTTATGGAAACCCACGGATATTACCGATAGGGATATTACTATTGCCGAAATTCAAGCTTTAGAACCATATGTGGAGATAGTAGATGATAATGCGGCTGAAGCAACACGTTGGACTGAGATTCGTAAGTTGATTCACACAATGGAGTTCTCAGCAAATCCAGGCCGTAATGTTAAGTGTTATGTAAAGGATAGAGTTACTAAAAAGATATTAGGACAGATTTGTTTGGGTTCTGATATTACTTCATTGGGAGTAAGAGATGCATTTATTGGTTGGGTTAAAGAAGATAAGTTTAAGAAAGGAAAGCTGAATAACACAACTATTGCAACAACATTGGTATCTGTTCAACCATTTGGGTATAACTTCTTAGGTGGTAAGTTAATTGCGGCATTAGCAACATCTCCTGAAATTAGAGATTATTGGAAGAAGAAATACAATAACATTCTTATCGGAGTTGGGACTACATCATTATATGGTGTAAATTCTCAGTATAATGGTATTCCGCATTTTAAAACATTGGGTGAAAGTAAAGGTATGATTTCTACTAAACCAGATGATTCAGTATATAACCCATGGCATCAATGGATAAAAGAAAATCGTTCAGAATGGTATACAAACAATATCACAAATGAACGAATCCGAAATGGTGAGAATATGGGAACTGGCGCAGGTGCGAGTGGACCTGTTAGTGGTATTAAACAAAAGATTATCCAATCCATTTTCAAAGAGTTAGGTATTAAAGGTAATGCTTATAATCACGGGTTTGCAAGAGGTGTATACTTTGCACAAATGTATGAGAATGGTAATGATTATCTTTGTTCTAAAATAGAAGAAGATGCATTAGTTCTGAAAGATAGATTTAAGCAAGGTAATCAGTATAGTATTGATTGGTGGAAAAAGAAAGCCATTAAGCGATATGAAACATTATACAATGATAATAGGATAAAGCCAGAAGTTTTATTTTATAGTCCAATAATCGGAATGAGTTGGGAACAAGCTAAAGAAAGTTACTTAAAGGAGGTAGGACGTTAATGGCATATCAAAATATATTTTTAGAAAGAGGTAAGAATACGATTCACGTATGGGATGATACAACGGGACACTCAACGTTTCCATATAGAAAGTATGCGTATATTAAAGACCCACATGGTGAATATGAATCTATGCATGGTGATAGGTTAAGAAAGATATCCAGTTGGGAAAAAGAAGATGCTGATGATTTATTTGAATCGGATGTACCGGAAACCACACGAGTTCTGATTGATATGTATAATTCCGATATCCCATCTACCGGTCACATTACTATGACATTTGATATTGAGGTAGAGATGAATTCGGGGTTACCAAGCACATTGGAAGCCGAGAATGAAATAACTACCATAGCAGCGCATGATAGTGTTACGAAACAATATGAAGTATTTGTATTGGATTCGGAAAGAAAGATGCGAGATAATAATAAATCGTTCAGTAAAGATGGTAGAGAAGTAAAGGTGCATGTGTTTGATAATGAAAAGAATCTACTACTTGCATTTCTTAATTACTATGAAGAGATTGGACCGACTATATTAAGTGGCTGGAATGTGGATTTCTTTGATATACCATACCTATACAACCGTATGAAGAATGTAGTTGGAGCTAAGAATGCAAAAAGATTATCACCAATTGGACAATCATTCTATTCACCATATACACAGAAATGGCGTTTTGGTGGTGTGAGTGTATTGGATTACCTTAACTTATATAAGACATACACATATTCATTGGATAGTAGTTATACATTGAATCATATCGCAACTAAGGAGTTGGGTAGAGGTAAGTTGGAATATGAAGGTAACTTAGATACATTATTCGAAACTGATATTGAAAAGTTTATAGAGTATAATATCACCGATGTGGAATTAGTAGTTGCAATGGATGATAAGTTAAAGTTTATAGATTTATGTAGAGCAGTTTGCCACGCTGGATATGTTCCATATGAAGATTATGTGTTTTCATCGAAGTGGTTAGAAGGAGCATGTTTGGCATATCTTAAAACCAAAGGGTTAGTTTCGACTAACAAACCAAAGGATAGAAAAGAACGGATGCAAGCTCTCCGAGATAATAACCAAGAGAAGTTCATTGGTGCATATGTTAAAGAACCGATTGTTGGTAAGTATGATTGGATTTATGATTTGGATTTAACATCTCTATATCCATCAATTATTATGACACTTAATATCAGTCCGGAAACAAAGGTTGGTAAGATTCAGAATTGGGATCCAGAGCAATGGATTAAAGGAGTAGAAACTACATACAAATTGGTGGGTAAAGGTGGTGATACTTACGAATATAACAACAAAGAACTATCCGAAGTAATAAAAGATAGTAACTTAGGTGTTGCAGCTAATGGAGTTCTTTATACACAAGATAAACCTGGTTTAATCGCAGACATTCTAAACAACTGGTTTGCAACACGTGTTGAGTTTCGTAAGTTGGAAAAACAATACGGAGAAGCAGGTGATACGGACAAATATGAGTTCTATGCAAAACGCCAATTAGTTCAGAAGATTCTACTTAACTCAATGTACGGTGTGCTTGGGTTGCCAGCATTTCGTTATTATGATATTGATAATGCAGAAGCTGTAACAATTACGGGGCAGACTGTAATTAAGAAAACGGCTGAGATGGCTAATCTAAAGTATCAAAAGGAATTGAATACTAAGGAAGATTACAATGTGTATATTGATACGGATTCCATTTATATGATGGCAGAACCATTGGTAAAACATAGATATCCGGAATACAAAGGATTTGACCAAGAAAGAATGGCAGTTGAAGTTAATGTAATAGCAGATGAAACTCAACTATTTCTAAATAAGTTTTATGATATATTCGCTGAGAAGTTCTTCTTTATTCCAAAAGAGAAACATCGTTTGGAGATTAAGAAAGAGTATATCAGTAAAGCAGGATTTTGGGTAGCAAAGAAGAGATATGCACAATGGATGATTCTGAAGAATGGAATTAAGTGTGATAAGATTGATGTTAAAGGACTCGATGTAGTTCGTTCATCTTTCCCAGCAGCATATCAAAAGTTTATGTCTACAATGCTAAAAGATATCCTGATGAGTAAATCAAATGAATATATCGATGATGCATTTCTTAAATTTAAGAGAGAGATGGATAGTGTTCCCGTAAATAAAGTAGCAAAGGGTGGAGCTATTAAGGAGTTAAGTAAATACGATGATGGTACTTGGCGAGTTGGTGGTAAGATTGCATTGTTTGTAGGAGGAACACCGGCGCACGTTAAAGCCGGAATAACATATAATAGATTATTACAATTCTATAAATGTCCGTTTAAGTTCGAACCAATTCGGAATGGTGATAAAGTGAAATGGGTATATCTTAAAAATAATCCACTTGGTTTAGAAACATTGGCATTTAAGAATTATAATGACCCACCTGAGATTGTTGAGTTCTTAGAACAATATGTTGATAAGGGGGAATTGTATATGGCTGAGTTAGAAAATAAGATTATTGATTTCTACAAAGCATTAAAATGGGAAAAACCGTCAGAAGAGAAGAAAAATGCAAAGAAATTCTTTGATTTCTAAAATATTTTTCGTATATTTACACAAATAATTAAAATTTAACATTAAAAACAATTATGAACAAGAACAATTTATTAAGATTTATTCAAAAGTATTCACTTGGTGGAGTTATTGAATCGGTAGCATGGAACGCAGAAGGTAATAATCTATCTGTAAGATTTATTTCAGATGATAAAACAATGTTAGGCGAAGTGGGATTTGATGGATTTACATCTACTCCATTCAACATTGGTATTTACACAACATCTTTATTAAAAAATCTAACAAGCATTTTAGATAATGATTTATCGTTGGAGGTTGAAACAGTTGGAGGCAAAGCAGCAGTTCTTAAATTAAAATCAGATGAAACAGAATCATCGTATCAATTGGCAGATTTAGGTGTAATTCCATCTGTTCCAGATTTGAAAACATTACCTGAGTTTAGTGTTAGTATTGATATGAGTGGAGCGTTGATTGATAAGTTTATCAAAGCAAAGGGAGCATTGAGTGATATTGATACATTTACGGTATTCACAGAAGGTGGAGATTTGAAGATGGCAATCGGTTATTCAACAATCTCAACAAACAGAGTAACATTTAATGTACAAAAAGCATTTGATGGGGTAGTTACACCGATTTCATTCTCAGCAAAATATCTTAAAGAGATTTTAACTGCTAATAAAGAAGCAACATCGGCAATCTTAAAAGTATCTAAAGATGGATTAGCATATATTGAATTCCAAATTGATGCATTTATTTGTAAATATTATTTAGTAGAGATTTCTAACTAATTATGGAAGATACGCAAATGGAATTATTTTCAGAAGCAGAGATGGGAGGAAGCACCGAGCAAATTGAATGGTGCTTCCAATTCTTCAATGCAGAACCTACGATATTTGCATGGACTAAGGAAGGTACTACACCGACTAATCTTGTTATAGATGTAGAACCATCCGAAGATAAGGGAATATCGTTTCGTAAAGATGGAATGACATTTAGTATCTTTGGTAGACCCATCACAGAAGAAGGAAAAAAGTTAAGAGATGAATCAAATCAATTAAAGAAAGAGAATACAAATGAGTTATTTTGAAAATCATAAAGAAGATAGGAATACATTGTGGGTAGAGCACTACCGTCCAAAGGTATTAACTGAGTATGTTGGTAATGAGATTGTTAAGGAAACCATTCAGCAGTATTTGGATTCCAATGATATTCCTCATCTTCTATTTTATGGTAAGCCGGGAACTGGCAAAACCACACTTGCGAAGCTAATTGTAAACACAATCAAATGTGATTACATGCTTATCAACGCATCGGACGAGAATAATGTAGATACGGTTCGTAATAAGGTAAAGAACTTCGCATCATCGGTTGGATTTGCAGGTTTCAAAGTAATCATATTAGATGAGTTTGATTATATGACA